CACCAAGTAGATTTATGCTTGACCGATAAGGACGAAAAATCAATGAACGTATGTATTGCGTCACTCGATTTTTGTTCATCCAATAATTTCGAGGATGCACAGAAGCTCGGCGAAGAGATAGCTCGGAGATGGAATGAGTGTACTGATAAAAAGTAATTCAGAAAAAAGATGAATACAACAGCAGAAGAATATTTGGAAGAGCGAACAGAGTGGTTTGAAGCTGTTCAGGAAGATTTAATAGCCCCAAGCCATGCAAGAATTGCTATTGCAATGGCACGGTTGGCGATGAAGGAAAAAGCTATTGAATCTTATATCGAAAATTGCGAGTACAAATCAGATTGGTGTTGCGGTTGTGCGGAAGCTCGTGGAGCAATCCTTTCTGAACCGGATGTATGTATGGGTAGGGATTGCCCTTATGTTAAAGGATTTATTGAAAAACTTAATTCATAATTGAATAAAGATGAATAAATCAGAAGAATATATCGAGAATGAGAGCTTTGTGGTAGTCAATCCTGATTATCCAGTTATCTCAAAAGAAAATGCTCTTAAAGCCGTAGATATGGCACGTGAAGAAGGCGCCAACAATCTGATTGAACAGTCAGTATTCAATGGGCACATGAAATATCAACAGGGAATGGACTTCATGAAGCAAAAAGCTATTGAAGCGTATAAAAACGCTTGTCGCTTTGGTTCGTCCGGCTGTTGCCAGATTAAAAAAGATGCTGGTAAGTGTGACTGTGACGAGTTGAAAGATTTTATTAATGAATTAGCGTAAAACGATATAGAAACGAGCCAATAACGGATGGACCGGTAGGAATCCGGCAATTAAATAGATGTTCACCCATCATGAGGCTCTTAACAAGTAGATAAATGAAAAAATTAGAGCATATTTCCATCATTGATTTCTGTTATTGGAGGCTTGAAGAACTAAATAAAAAGCTATCTTATCCCCAATCGCCAATAGAAGCAGCAATTGATAACGCTTGTGGATATGACCGGATGAAGGAGCTGAAAGATGATGCGATATCTCTTGTAGAGCAAATTATTGAAAGCAAGAAAGCTATTGATGTTGATTATACTGGTGATAATGCATTTCTTGAAAAATTGAAAAGTAATTAACCCTTTAAAATGAAATACCAAAACATTCCAAGTATCTACCCCGGTCCAGCCCCGCCAGGCGAGGAAGGACTACATTAACCACTTCCGCCAGGAGAAGCCTTTAGAAGGTATATACTTCACTGGCTTCATTCGGGAAGTTTTGGAAAAACGATCTCGACGCAAGTCAAAGGACTATGCTGCCGTCTACGATGCTATTATCAAGCATATTGATAACTTCTCTGAAGAGTTTGATTGCGACATATTCACGAACTCTATTACTGCGGAGTTCTTGGATGATTTCATCATCTACCTGGAAGACCAGGGACTAAGGCATAACACAATTGTTGGGTATATCCAAAAGATTCAATCACTTGTTCGACGGGCCAGCCAGTATAACTATGCAGTAGATACGACCTACGATGAGATTGATTTACGGGAGGAGCCGACAAATGCGGTGTTTCTTTCGATGAATGAGATTACGCGTATCTACTATTACAAGTTTTTGAAGCAGGATAAGCGGAAAGCTAAGGAACGCATCCGGGACTTATTTGTTATCGGTTGCCTTACCGCCTTACGCTATTCTGATTATTCTACCCTTACAGCAGATAACTTACAGCAAGGCTATATTGTGAAGCGGACAAAGAAGACTAACGTTGATGTCAAGGTGCCGGCCCATGACTACGTATTGGAGATATTCGAGAAATATCATGGACTGATTCCAAGTGGCTTGTGCATTCAGTACTTCAACAAGTACCTGAAGGTAATAATGCGCGAAATCGGTCTGACGGATAAGATCACCTATTCATATACCCAGGGTGGGAAGCTAATCACTGTCACTCGTGAGAAGTGGGAATTAATTAGTAGTCATACAGCGAGAAGAAGCGCTGCAACCAATATGTATCTGACCGGTCGCATGAAGACCTTTGAGATTATGAAACTCACCGGGCACCGGTCCGAACAGAATTTCTTCCGCTACATACGTTTGACATCGGAAGATACGGCACGTGCCATATCTGGTGATAGTTTTTGGAGGAAATAATCAATAATTTAAAAACAATGAGAATAATAAAATTTAGAGGAAAGAGCCTTATAAATAACAGTTGGATAGATGGCTCTCTCGCATTAGAAGGAGAAAATGCCTATATAAGTTATGGTACAGTTGATTTCTCTGAAGTTGCTCCTACAACAGTGGAACAATTTACCGGACTACTTGATAAGGCTGGTAAGGAAATCTATGAAGGTGATATTATCGAATGCAACGGAGATATTTGTAAGGTCGTATATAGCGCACATTATGCCGGATTTGCACTTGATAAAAAAGGTTGGGCATATCTCCATTTCTTTGGAGAAGCATTTAGCAATTATGATTGCCTTGTTATTGGAAACATACACGATAATATTGAATTGTTGAAAGGAGGCGAACTATGAATTTGAACCACTTACGCGACTGCGCTTATAAGTGCGCTTGCGATCATGGATTCCATGATGAAGAATTAAGTAACGAACACTGTATCATGTTAGTGATTACTGAACTATCAGAATCCGTGGAAGCAGATAGAAAGAATCATTATTGTGAAACAGATAAGTGCAAGAGGCTACTTTCCTTAGGAAAAGAATTTGATTACGTATTCTGCAATTTCATTAAAGATACAGTAGAGGATGAGCTTGCTGATACTTGTATACGCCTATTTGATTTGGCCGGTCTGAGAAATCTCAATCTTAACAGGTTTGCCTTTGTTAATGTGGTTTCAAAGAAAAAGACCTTTACGGAAAACATCTATGCTATTGTAAAAGACATAATGAACTATAAATACTCATTGGAAGAGCAGGTTAATTATGCGATTACACAAGTGTTCTCCTTTGCAGATATACTTGGAATAGACTTGCTTTGGCATATCGAGAAAAAGATGGCGTACAATGAATTACGCCCTAAGTTACATGGAAAGAAATACTAAGTCATGAAAGTAGAAGATTTGCATATAGGAATGAAGGTAGTAGAATTGCTGCCTTCCCCACAGGGAATAAGAGAAACGATCCCAATGGATGTCGTAGCCATATTCAAAGACGGAGACATCTATCTCGACTTTGAAGGCAATGAGGGGGATGTTTGGGAAGCGAAAGCAAAGGATCTGAAACAAATAAATGTTAGAGAATGAGAGCAGTAGATAAGAAACTAAAGCGTAATAAACAAGCCCTTCCTGATGATCGTAAGAAAGTCGATACTTCTGTCAATGGAGACGCTGAACGTCTTGTGGAGGAGCACAGAAAGACTGAGAAGAAGTTATTCCCGTTGCGTATAGACCACCGGACTACTATCTATGTGACGAAAGACAAACTCACTTCTGAATATGTGGAGCAATATAAGAAACGGATGAGTATTCAGGATGAATCTTGCCTAAAAAGGCCGATGAAGGGATTATCTAAGAATAACCTGTATAACCTCTATATCACTCAAGGAAAGACACTCCAAGAAACTGCTGATGCTATAGGAGTATGTAGCAGAACTATTGCGTATCACTTGCAGAAATATGGAATTAATAAAAAGAAGAATGGAAAAGATAATTGATAACAACGTACATTATGACGCAATGAGAATGGCTTTGAAAGTGGAGTTCCTTGCAAATAGTGAGGAACTCTTTTTATATGTTGGTGCTCTCTATGCTGCTATGATGTGGGGTAGGGGGATTGATGAAAAGAGCAAGGCTACTGATGTTCCAGGGGAATAAAGAAAGGGAACCAAGCGCACGACCACCCAATTCCCCTTCATATGATGGAGAATCTCTTCTCCTCACACGATTATGATGCAAATATACTATTTACTTTTAAAATAATCGTGCTATGCAAAAAGAATTTTCAGCAGTTGTAGAGCTTAAATCTATCAGAGAACAGAAGTCGAGACTTTCAGAGAGAGAACAAGAACTATCAGAGCCTCTATTACATGACTATTCGCTTATTGAGGAGATATACTCTTGGTTCAAAGAAATGCTCTCCGGGTTATTGTTGCCTCCATGTGTGGATAGTCCAACACAGAGAAAGAAGTTCATCTTCATAATCCTTTTCCTGTATTCTCCCAGTACGCTGGCAGGCGGTAAGATGAAAGTAGGGTTGAGGGATAAGATAGCGGAAGTTACCGGATGTACCGGTTCTTTAATTTCTCACAATTGCGAAGATGTGACGTTTTTCTATCAGCAGTATAAATCCCATAGGCAGGATATAGACTATCTTTACACCGAAATTATTAATCGGTTAAAAATCAAAGGGCTAATCAAGTGAAAGCCGGAGTTTAGCGCTCCGGCTTATTTATTAATACTGATTTTATTTCGCTAGCTGCTTTTAAAGCATTATCTATATTTCGAAAAAGATTATAATCGGAAAGCGTGTTTTCGTTCCCATCATATACAATTGGCATTGGATGAATACTAATTATCGCATTTTTCTCTGTAAGAGTCAGATAGTAATAGGTTTCTCCTATTATTGGAATAAAATGTTGTGCCATATATTTATTCTCCTTTCTCTATTTTGATCTTCTTTCCACAGTGAGGGCAAGTGATAGTATGCTCCTCTTTTTCTTCTCCTATCAATTCAGTGATAGGCACATTGAGAACGCTGGCAATCTTTAGAAGATTATCCAAAGAAGGTGAAGACTTTCCGGTTACAATGTTGCTGACAGCCACCTTTGAGATACCAACTTGTTCAGCGAGCCACGCAGAAGTAACATTGCGTTCACTCATAAATTCTTTTATTCGTAAGTCCATAAACTATACTTTATTTTGATTACTCCGCAAAGTAATGTGAACTTTATCATATAACCTAATATTGATAAAGTTTTATTTATTAAATATTCTTAACTGATAAAGAAAACTATATCAAAAATGCTGCTTTTAATAAAGTTCTCTTTATCTTTGCATCATCAGAAACGAAGTAATAACAATTAAAAGATATACGATTATGAAAGAGCGAAACGGGCAATATCAATACGAAGTTGAAAACGTGCATATAAGCACAATACAAGTAGGTGATACCATTTTGGATGCTGATGGGTTGTTGAAGACTGTATGTCGTAACAATATAAGTATAGATCGATTTATGGGACGATCTTTATTCGGTGATACTTATTGCCTGGGTACTATCCCTGTGAAGAAGGTGAGGTTTGTATTGAGAGCTAAATGATAATTTACTTGTAAAAAGAAGTTTAACCGGCAGGGCGAAAGCCCTGCATGATATAGAAGATTATGACAAAAGAAGAAGTTTATAAATTGGCGACAGTTGAGAATCCTATTATCAACGATAATGGCAATAGAATAGAATTTGCCAATGGTGAGGTATATGCAAAGCAGTCAATCACTAATTTGTATTGCAAAGTAAAAATCTACTTTTAATCCGGTAGCCAAAAGACTACCATAACCCCTTTGAATCATGAAAGCGATAGTAGAAAATCCGTTAATGAATTGCGAAGAAATGAGCATGTTTGTATTTGTTCAAATTATCAATGAGATAACATCTTCTTCTTATGAAGATGAGTTGAAAGTGAACATGAATTGTTTGTGCGTAAGAGTCCCCTATTTAAGGCTTTATTTTGATTATGGATTCGAGATGAATTGTATGTGGGTGAAAGAACACGGCTATTCTGAAAGAATGATATTGGTTGAATTTTAATCCGGTAGCCTTCGGGCTACCACAATATACACGATTATGAAAGCAATTTCAACTCAACTACTAAATAGTGATATAATTAAAAAACTACCTGATAATTATGGCATAAATAAAACAGGTGGCGTGATTCGGATGGATCAATTTCTATCTTTTATTACCGTGAAGTTAAATAAAACAGATGGTCTTGGTAGCGACATGGGGTGGTCATACCGTAAAAACGACACGGGATCGCTAATTATGCAAGGTGGGTGGTATAAAGAAGTAGAGTGGCTTGATTGTATAAAATATGGCAAGAATCTTCAAAATCCTTATAATAATTTTGTTAACCTATTTGGTATATGGGACATCCTTAATGATAATGGTAGAACCTTCGTTTTGGACTATTACAAGAAAGATTTAGAAGAATTGATATTTGCAGAAGAACAGTCAATAGTATTCTATAATAGAAAAATATCTATTTGCGAGTCCAAGATTCAGCAGATAAATGAAATTATAAACTGTAAATAAATGATTATGGATAGAAAAGAAGAAATATATGCAGCGAACCCATATAGCTATAGTAGTTATATAGAATATGGCAAAAGACTTGGTTTTTTCGCCGGTGCTGAATGGGCAGACGCTCATCCTAAGAATCCGTGGATAAGCGTAAAGGACAGCTTGCCAGAATCCGATGATCTCATGATAACCGGATGCTGGTGCTCTGAGTATTTCAAATATATTCAGCGTGGGCTATACGACAAAAATAGTGGCGAATGGCGTGATGATTGCGGTAATGTAATTTGTGTTACTCATTATATGCCTATTGTAGAACCTAAATAGTAGTGATTATGAAAGTACCCAATAACACAAAAATTATTCTTGAAATGACGGCTTTTGATGCTCAATTCATTTTGCCTGCATTGGTAAAACAATATTATCAAAAAGCTACTTGGGGTATTACGAATCCCGGTGAATATCCACCTAATTATTGGTATGTACCCAAATCAAAAGAAGCAAAGCAATTATTATCTACAATAAAACATATTGAAAAACAATTAAAAGAACAAGGCTTATGGACTCAATAAACGTAAACGGTTGCAGCGTATGCCAACCCGGTAAAGAGAACTATTGTACCTACACTACCAAGTTAAGAGGTAAGAGAGTGAGAATGTACCAGTACGACTATCGTATTGAAAGTGGTGATCTGTTCGCTTGCTGTGCGCCTACTTTAGAGGCGTGCAGAGAGAAAAGAGACGCTTGGCTGAAAAGTCTTTCACAATAACACCATTGTGAAGAATGAAGATTGAAGATATTTCGTTATCTTTGGTTGCGGTAGTACCTTTGGGGTACTATCGCGGGTTAGAGCAGTGGTCAGCTCGTCACTTTGACTTGGTGAAGGTCAGCGGTTCGAATCCGTTACCCGCAACAATGATTATTAACTTTTAAAATACACACGATTATGGAAATTTTGACGCTTATCATTAAGCAAAAATTCTTTGATGAGATTATCAAAGGCACGAAAAAACAAGAGTTCAGAGAGATACGTCCGAATAGTCAAGCAAAATATTGCGAACTGGATAATGAAGGATTTTGCAAAGAAGTTGACGGTGTATTGCAGCCTCGCAAGTATGATGCAATTCGTTTCTTTGTTGGTTATAACAAAGACCGTGCTTCGGCTTTGGTTAAGGTTGAAGGTGCGAAGATTGAACTCTTTGAGGACGAAGATGGTAATCTCATTGAATATAAAGATAAAGGTGAAAGTTATTTAGCTGCACAGGTCGTTTATGACCTTGGTGAAATAATAGAGAAGAATGTTTAACTATTAATTAAAAAAGCTGAGTCAGACAAAGAACAGGTTTTGCAACCTCTAACTACAGAGGTGGTCGTAGAGGGCTAACGGTGCCCGGTACAGGTAGAACGTCAAACGGTGGTCGATTTATCACCCGTAGACAGCAGTATGGTAATATCCGCAGAGGATTAGGCATGAGTGGGGGATGACCTTACTTGAGAAGACATACAGTAATATAGACCTCATTCGAGTAAAATCGAGTGAGGCTATCTTGTTTTGTAGTCTCGGTAAAGATTCACTGGTTCTGCTTGATTTAATCTATCCGAAGTTTGACCGGATTGTTTGTGTGTTCATGTGCTTCGTTGAAGGCTTAGATCACATCGAAAGATGGATAGGTTGGGTAAAGGCAAAATATCCAAAGATTGAATTTGTACAAGTGCCTCACTGGAACTTGACATACATTCTTCGATCTGGTATGTATTGCGTGCCTAATCCGAAAGTAAAACTATTGAAGCTTGCCGATGTGGTGAAATCCATGCAACTGAAGTATGGTATCTATTACACCTTTCTCGGTATGAAGAAAGCGGACGGTATGAACCGTAGGTTGATGCTGAAAGGTTATGAGGTAAACGGATACGAAAATAAAGGTCTGTGTTATCCTTTGGCCGATTGGACGCAAAAGGATATTCTTGCCTACATGAAAATGCACCGGCTGCCCGAACCGGTACGATATTCATTGAAAGCCAGTTCAGGTGTTGGCTTCAATCTCGATTGTATGCTATGGATTCGTGCCAACTATCCACAGGACTTACAGAAGATTTATAAGGTATTTCCCATGAGTGAAAGAATTTTATTTGAGTATGACAATGGAACTAAGTAAATACATAAAGAGTGAATCGGTAGAACTTAACCGTTCTGCCATTCACTTTGCCGATTATAATCCAAGAAAACTTTCTGATGAATCACGTAAAACTTTAAAGCGTGGCATCAAGAAGTTCGGGTTAGTCGGTGGAATTGTCGTGAACAAGCGTACTGGATTGACCGTAGTCAGTGGACACCAGCGTTTATCCGTCATGGATGAATTGCAGAAATTTCCCGATAATGACTATCGCATCCGTGTTGATGTAATTGACGTGGACGAACAGCAGGAAAAGGAGTTGAACATTCTTATGAATAATCCAAATGCGCAAGGTACATGGGATTTCGATGCACTTGCCCAGATTGTTCCCGATATTGATTGGAAAGACGCAGGTTTGACCGATGCTGACCTGAATATGATTGGCGTTGACTATCTGTTGCAGACCGAAGAGGAAAGTTCTATTGCAGATGCTCTGTCTAATATGATGGCTCCGGTCACCGAACAGAAAGAAGCAGATAAAGCCGCCAAGCAATTAGAGCGTGCCGAAAAGGTAGCCCACATGAAGGAAGTCAAGCAACAAGTAAAAGAGAACGCACAGAAGACAGCTGAGGATATGGATGCCTATGTGATGTTGTCCTTTGATACCTACGAGGCGAAAGCTGCTTTCTGTGAAAGGTTCGGGTATGACGCAGATATGAAGTTTATAAAAGGAGAAGTTTTCGATGAACAAGTAGAAAGGATTGATTAAAATGAAAGCATCAGAAGAATTTGGAGAAACTATCGACACGATAGATAACTTATTAGGTGCATTGGAAATTCCTATGCCAGCCGAGTTTCATGTAAGCCAAATGAAACGTGAATTAAAAGAGGTTTCTGAAAAATTAAAGCGGATATACGTTGAGGAAGAAGGCGAAAATCCGTGGGATGAATAAATGATATGAGTAATAGTGAATCTCAAAATACAAAAGGTAAAGGAGGAAGAAAGCCTAAGTTTGATTACACAAGCGAGGACTTTCTTTCTCTCGTAGAGTCGTATGCCAAAAAGGGATTCACGGACAAGGAAATTGCTCATGCTATTGGACTGTGTCCTCAAACATTCTGTGAGAAGAAGAACGAATACCCCGAATTTAGCGAAGTACTATCACGCGCGCGTTGTGCAATTAACTCACTGGTGCGTGCCAAGTTCCTTGCTATGGCTTTGGGTGGTGTCAAGACAAAAAGCACCACTATCCGGAAAATCAAGGATAAGGAAGGAAACCTAACGGGTGAGGAAGAAGTTCAAACCGTAGAAGGTGAACTGGCTCCCAGCTTGCAAGCACAGTCTGTTTGGCTTTACCATTACGATGAAGAATGGAGGAAGATAGAGCGTAAGCAGGATGAAGATGCCGACATTCCCACAGACATAAACCACGGTATCAGTATTGATTCATGGATTAAAGATAAGCTGAAATGATAGTACCCCAAGAAATTTACCATCCATTATACGAAGATAAGGAGAAATTTATTATCCTTGTCACCGGAGGAAGAGGTAGCGGAAAAAGTTTCAATGCTTCCACCTTCATCGAACGTCTTACCTTTGAAATGACGGAAGCCGAGAAGATAGTCCACCAGATTCTCTATACCCGTTATACGATGGTTTCCGCAGGTATGTCTATCATTCCGGAAATGATGGAAAAGATAGAACTGGACGGAACAGAGAAGTATTTCCGAACCACCAAGACGGATATAGTCAATAAAATGACGAAAAGCCGTATCATGTTCCGGGGTATCAAAACTTCATCAGGTAATCAGACGGCAAAGCTGAAATCAATTCAGGGTATTACTACTTTCGTCTGCGATGAAGCGGAAGAGTGGACGAATGAAGAAGAGTTCGACAAGATAATGCTCTCTATCCGTAAGAAAGGGATTCAGAACCGGATTATCATCATAATGAACCCTTGCGACTCCAATCACTTCATTTACAAGAAATACATCGAGAATACTCATAAGCTTGTAGAGATTGACGGAGTACAGGTACAGATTTCCACTCATCCGAACGTGCTCCACATTCATACTACCTATTTCGACAACTTGGAGAACCTTTCTCCTGAGTTCCTGAAAGAGGTAGAGGATATGAAGTTGAATAGCCCCGAAAAGTACGCCCATGTGGTTATCGGGCGTTGGGCTGATGTTGCGGAAGGTGCGGTGTTCAAGAAGTGGGGTATCGTGAAAGAGTTTCCTTCTTATGCAAAGAAAGTGGCTCTTGCATCTGACTGGGGTTATACTAATGACCCATCAACCGGTATTCGTTGCGGTATTGTAGATAATCGGTTGTATGTAGATGAGCTATTCTATGAAACTGGAATGCTAACCAATGCCATTGCCGAGAAACTAAAGCCGTGGGGACTAAAAGTATATGGAGATAGTGCCGATCCCCGTTTGATACAAGAAATTAAGAATCGAGGTGTGAACATCTACCCGGTAGATAAGTTCCCCGGATCGATTAAAGCAGGTATAGATAAAATCCATGAAATGGAGTTGTATGTTACAGAACGTTCGTACCATATTATAGAGGAACTTCGGAAATATGTTTGGGATAAAGACAAAGACGGGCATTACATCAATGAACCGGTAGACGCTTGGAATCATTGTATCGATCCCATTAGGTACTATATTTTGGGACATATTCTCGGACGTATTTTGAAGCCGAAAGATTTAACTGGAATATTCACACATTAAAAATATAGCAGAGTCAAAAGTTTAGAAGAAATATTAGCATTACCCGACATCGGGCAGAAGATAAGCTACCTAAAGAAAGGAAGAAAGACCGAACTTCCTGACCGTTGCAAACTTTGGGACGATTGGAATCCTGAACGCCATGAAATCATGGTAGACAAAGAGAAGTACCCGGACAGAAAGGTGCTTGAAAAGGATGCGGAAAAAGTTTTCGATGAGAAGACTGGTAAGACTTGCGAGGTTGAAGCACAGTACAAAACTGAGCCGGTAAACCGTATCTCCATTCCATTGGAACAGGATATTGTTAACATTCAAACAGCTTTCACAGTAGGCACTGAGCCTTCAATAGACTGCACTCCAACGGATGATGATGAAAAGAAACTTCTGGATGCCGTTAAAGCCGTATTCAAGTCTAACAAAATCAAGTACCAAAACAAGAAGATAGTCCGTTCCTGGCTCTCCGAGCAAGAGGTTGCCGAATATTGGTATGTTGCCGATGATGATTCGTTCTGGAATAAGTTTTGGAAGAAAGTAAAGACTACCTTCGGAGGCAAGGTAAAACCTGCCAAGAAGTTGAAAAGCGTGTTATGGTCTCCATTCAGAGGCGATACACTCTACCCGTTCTTCAATGATGAAGGTGATATGATTGCTTTCTCCCGCGAGTATAAGAAGAAGCTCATGGATGATTCGGAAATTACCTGCTTTATGACTATTACCGATAAGATGGTCTACCAATGGGATTTGTCTAAGGGGTATGAGGAAAGATCTTCATTCGCTCATGGATTCCCTAAACTGCCGGTTATCTATGCTTACCGTCGCGAAACATTCTGTAAGAAGATTAAGACCTTCCGCGTGCGGTTGGAGAAACTTCTTTCAAACTATGCCGATTGTATCGACTATCATTTCTTCCCGATACTCCAACTTATTGGTGATGTGGAAGGCTTTATGGGAAAGGTTAAAGATAGGATGGTTAAACTTACAGGGCAGGGAGCAGGTGCTTCATATCTAACTTGGAACCAAGTGCCGGATACAATCAAATTTGAAGCTGAAACGCTTACCAACATGGCTTATGATATGTCAAATACTCCGCGCATCTCCTTTGAGACATTGAAAGGTGTGGGAAAAGCGTCCGGTACAGCTTTTCGTTTTATGTTCATGGGTGCCCACATGGCTGTCGAAAACCACGGTGAGGTTATCGGAGAGTTCTTGCAACGTAGGGTTAATTTCATTGTTTCCGCTTTAGGCTCAATCAATCCTTCTGAGTTCAACAAAGTTTCACAGACGATTGATATAGAAACCGATCTTGTTCCATATATGATTGATGATTTGGATGATAAGGTTTCTACGGCTGTCTCCGCAGTGGGTGGTGGCATTTGGTCAACACGTGAAGGTATCATGTTCGCGGGGAATGCTGATAGGGTAGAAGAAGAACTTGCTGAAATCAAGGAAGAGCAAGCTGCAAAGAATACTCAAACCAGAAATAAAGAACAGAAAATAGCTTCGTAGTCAGAAAAATTGCGGGGTTAATAATTTTAGTATAAGAAAAATAGAACATTATGGGAAAGAAGAAAGGTTCAAAGAAAAAAGGTAAAGGCTGTTAGGCTTCCTTTGGGATAGCGGTGATTCGACAGGGTTGCCGCTATTTTTTTTTGCTTAATATTCTAAATATTAGAAAAATGTTTTGATTTTCAGAAAATGAATATTACCTTTGCTTCAAATAAATATGTTATGAGAATAATATCATTTGCAGCTATAAGAAACTATGTTATAAAGCACGCTGATTCTGACGTGCCTCTACGTGACTGGTATAAAAAGACTGAAAAAGCAGATTGGTCATGTTTGGCTGACATTAAAAAAACATTCAACAGTGTGGATTATGTAGGCAATGACAGGTTTGTTTTTAATATCAAAGGTAACGATTACAGATTGGTTGCACTGGTATTGTTTGCCGCTAAAAAGGTATTTATCCGCTGGATTGGTACTCATAAAGAATATGATAATAAAGATTGTTCTAACGCTTAAAATATTAGAATATGGCAAAGATAAAAACAGAAAAACAGTACAAGGCGGCTTGCGCAAGAGTCGAAGAACTGCTAAAGGTTGTTGGCAATGATACTCCAATTGATGATAAAAATTATCTTGAATTGGACTTAATATCTGATTTAGTTGCTGATTATGAAGAAGAACATTATCCAATAGAAGCACCTTCCTTAGTTGATGTTATTAAACTTCGTATGTATGAACTTGGGCTTACTCAAACGAAGCTGTCGGAACTGTTGAATGTTAGTCCGTCACGTGTAAGTGAGTATCTCTCTGGGAAGTGTGAGCCGACCTTGAAGGTTGCTCGTGAGATGAGCCGGAAATTGAATATTGATGCTAATATAGTGCTGGGAGTATAAAACTTCTCTTTCCAAACTTATTTAGGCGTGATTCCTACCCGGTTTCACGCTTTTTTTATGCTATTTCTTCACAATCCCTTCTTAGTGAATTCTACACTATCCAATTATTTCCCTTCCACCTACTTACTTCCTACTTTTATACCACGAATTTCAAATAACAATTTAATTCATACAGTATGAATATTCAAGAACTTATTTTAGCAGGACTTCAAACCAAGTTTACTGGGGTGGATGCTGCTATTCTCACCCGGATCGCCACTAAAAAGGCAGAGGGTGTAACGGACGAAAGCCAAGTACAGACAATCGTGGATGGAGTAGGCTTTCCGGACGTGTTAAATTCCTATGGCGATTTCCGGGCCGGGGATGCTACCCGTACTTCAGTTCTGAACTACGAGAAGAAGCATAACCTTAAAGACGGTAAGCCAATCGAGAACCCTAACCCAAATCCTAACCCAAATCCGAAACCGGAAGAACAGCCCGACATTACAACCATCATTGCAAACGCGGTGAGTGCTGCTGTCAAGCCTCTTTCCGATGAGTTTACCCAGTTCAAGGCTGAGAAGTCACAGGCTACCCGTCAAGAGCAGATTTTGGCAAAGGCAAAGGAGTACGGAATTCCCGAAAATTACGCTAAGAGATGTGCCATCAAAGACGATGAAGACTTGGATGCTTATTTCAAGGATTTGAAGCAGGACTTTGCAAATGACGGTTTCAAAGGCGTAACCCCTCCCGAATCAGCAGAGCAAAAGATTGAGAAAGAGTCTGAATCTATTGCCAAGATGATTGACGAGGGAACAAAAACTATTGTTGAACAAAACAAGAATTAATTATGTCAGCAGGATTTAAGTATGATTTAGTTCCGCCTGTTGAGCAAGAGGAACGTTACGATGTCCAAACAGGCATCCGTAGACGCGGTCCGTACAAGCTCGACACAACGAACTTAGTGGTGGGAAGTTTCCTGCCAGTATTTACCCCGATTTATGCAGACTTGAAAAACAAGTTTTCATACGCGGTAATCAATGTGCAAGTTATCGAAGCCTATACCACCGGTGATACGGCTTTGTCTATCAAGATTGCCAAGAACTCTTTGGCTTATAAGGGAATGTTTGTCGGGAACGGCAAGAATGGCGCCGAAGTAGACTCTATCGACAAGTCAAACAAAGACTATGATGTCTTGACTATTAAAGCAGCTTTCGGTGAAAACATCGCTAAGGATGCAGTTCTTTTCGAGGCTACCGCAGTAGATGGCACGAAACAGAAGTATGTTTCAAACTCCGCTTTGTACAACCGTACCAAAGTGGAAGATGGTATCGTACTGGTGTCATTGCTTCGTACAGCCGCAGAGATTGAGCCTTCAAAGTTGGTTATGCCGTTCTCCGAGAATGACAAGGCTAATTTGAAGGGATGGTTTGAATTTAACGAGTAAGGAGGTAAGATATGTTTTTAACGATTCAAACATTATTCGATGATGCAAACATTGTTTCCGCGATCATCAGACGTGTAAACCAAACGCGTAAGGACACGATCTACTGGCAACAGTATCTTACTTTCCGTAGAGTGACCACCCGTGTATTCAAGGATTATATCGGTTCTGTAACTGGCGTGATGGCCGGTTCTATCAATTCCCGTTTTGGAGAGAAACCAATCCGCGAACGCAGGAACATCGGTTCCGGATATGGTGAAATCGCCTACTTGGGTGATGCTTACCAGATGTCTATTGACCGTCTTTCCGAGTTGCAGGATTTGATTGACAAGTTCAATGTTGCCAAACCTGCCGACCAAATGGCGGCTATGGAGGAGATTGTTAGCTTCTTGGCAGATGATTATCGTCAGATTACCCTTGCTGCTCACAAGCGCATGGATATCATTGTCGGTGCTCTGTTGATGCTTGGTGAAGCCACTGTTTATAATAAGGACGCTGCAATCACTTCCGGCCAGACCAACAACAAGTTGTTGGAGATTGCTCTTCCGTTCAACTTCATCAAACCTGCCAAAGCTGATGTTGTTGTTGACAGCAAGAATATGTTTATCTCTTATTTGAGAGAGAAACTGCATTCTTTGGCTCCTGATTATGGGGTTTACGCCAAGATGATTATGACACGTGCGACATTCAACAAGCACGTGATTGGTTCTTCTGAATTTGGCGAACAGTACAAGATGATTCTCGGCACTAACGAGATGAAGTTGAGTACCGGTTTGGTTTCTTCTGCTTTGGCTTCCGAAGTGTTCACCGGCATCGGTTTGCCTCGTATTGAAATCAAGGAAGATTACGTGAAAGACCAGACAGGTAAGAACGTACAGATTTATGCGGACAACCGTATTTCTCTGTTACCTTCTGACCAAATCGGTTATATGCGCCACCACACCCCGTATGAAGCTACAGACCCGGTACAAGGACGTACTTATACTCCGGCAGACGGTCAGATGCTTGTTTCCAACTACCGTGACAAGAACGGTCGTTACATGGAATATACGGCAGAGTGGATTCCGCAAATCAGTAACCCGGACTTGATTACCAATATCGACTTGAGCGATATTGCATCAATCCAATCAGCATAAGGAGGTGACTATGAAAGTAAAAGTTACAGAAGTCTTTCGTGACAAGTTCACTGGTACGTATTACGAACCGGGGCAAGTTCTCGAAATTGAGGATGAAGCCCGCGTTGCAGACTTGGAAAGTCGCAAGTTGGCTGAACGTGTTGTAGTTCCCGAAGAAAAGAAGGAGGTTAAAATCTCCCTCTTTGAAAAGGAGTTTGAGAAGAAAGAGTTGGTTGAAGCGTTGAAGTCTATCGGTGAAAAAGGTACTATGAACATGAAAGAGGAAACTCTTCTTGTGAATGTGGACGCTTTGGACGAAGAAAAGACTTTGGCTTTGAAAAAGGCTTTAGGTATTGAGGTATGACGACGGTAAACGACTACATAAAGGATTTGTTTGCAGGAATAAAGATAAACCTGAATAATGCGGCACTCTTAACGATTGCCCATTATTCGGGAATCTCAGGAGACGAGGAATACAGTGATGAGCAATTCAATAAAATCATATTTGGTATTTTGAAGTTTGCCCCATTTCTTGTAGCAAGTCCTCAATCTTATTCTGTGTCTGAAAACGGTCACTCGAAATCTGTAGCGTTTAATAAAGAAGGATTCTTGAATTTCTATGGAGCCATGTGTAAACAACTTGGTGTCAAGGATGAACTTAATATCAACAAACCTAAATTGACTTTTCTATAATGTTAGAAGATGCTCCACATATATTAGTCATTAGGACGGTTACTCCGCTTGAAAAAGATGAGTTTGGCAGACCAATACCCGGCACTGGTGGCGAATCGTGGGATGAATTAACTGAATGTTTCTGCCATGATAATTCCCAAACAAAGGAGGTTTCTATCAATGGTGTTCTTTGGGTGTATTCTTATCATGTAGTATATGAAGGGGAGAAGATAGCATTAGGTACGAAAGTCCGTTGCTTGGACAAGATTACCGGTAAAACAGTTGGAGAAGGCGAGGTTAAGAAAAATGCAGAGTGTTATATCGAGGACCTAAAAGGGAGGTGTGATATATGGATGTAGATGCAGATTTTTCGGATGTTGACAAGTTCTTTCAAGATGGAGAATGGGAAGTCGAGAAGAAAATGATTGATGTGGGCGATGAAGCTGTTAAATACGCGGAAGAACATGGCGATTATCAAGACCATACACTCACTTTGAGAACATCCAATGACTACGATGTTGATAAAGACGGGTTAACTCTGAAAAATGAAGCAGAATACGCCTCATTCGTGGAATCTAAAGGGTTTGATGTTTTAAGTGGTGCCGCTTTATTTGCGGAGAAACGACTAAAAGAAGAATTTGAAAATGATAACGACTGGTGATGTTTATTGTATTCTTCGTAAGATTTGTGAGCAATTTGGTATTGCAGAAATATATGACGGGTTAGATGAGCCGAAGGGAAAAATCAAATCCGAACGTATTGTGATACGGACAGGTTCGCAGAGTAATGGGAAGATATGGGAGAAATCATTCATCAATATCAATTTCTGTACTCCTTTGAATGTCGATGGAAGCGCAAACACCGTTAGACTTAATGAAATAGAACAGATAGTTAAACCAGTTTTCAAATATGGAGACGTAGTTAAATATAATGGCTCTACTTGTTCTTATGAGAATGGTGGTGATAACTGGATGTCAAGAGAAGCGGACACTGCTTTGAAGTGTCATTATGTGAATGTGAGAATTTTATTTCAAGTATTAAATGTAAAATAGAAGTATATGAAACCTTTTATTGGAATTAAAAAGATTTGGTACGGTGCGGTTATTACTGCTGCCGTTACTCCTACAACTCTGAAAACGTGGTTAGGAACCGCTACAGAAGTGAAAAACTCCCATCAGGACACTTGGGGTTACACAGAAGATGACCCGACCACGACTGATTACATCAATGAGTTGACTGGAAAGGTGTACTACAAGGATGTGACTGCCAAAGGTGCAAAAACTATGGCGTTCACTATGGGTGAGTATGCCTTTGAAGACAAGAAGGAACTGCAAGGCGGTGAGCTTGTAAAAGAAAGTAATACTGTCGTAGGTTGGCAGGAACCGGAGGTTGCGGAAATCATCAATAAGGCAGTTGTCGGAATGACTAAGACTGGTAACTATATCGTATTTACCAATGCCGCAGTAATCGGTAAGGGTAACTTCGTTGAGAAGAATATCGGTTTGGGTGTTTCTGCTGTCGCAATGGAGAACTCCGCCGAAGGTGTAGCCGGAGAATACTGGTTTGATGGTGAAAAAGTAGATGCTCCTACGGCATAATTAAGGTAAAAGTAACGTTTAAGGATGGCGGTGGGTGATTGCTCACCGCCTTTTTAGTTTAGATATGGAAAATAACGCATCAAAAATAGTAAGTGCAGCCGTTTTAGGGAAAGACTTTGAGACGGTATTTGTGAATGGGGAAGCCTATGTGATCCATCCACTGACAATTCACAAGATAGCAGGCGCAGGATATTATCTTTCTGATTTGAAAGAGTCGGCCACAGTTGTGGATGTGCTTCATTCTTTAAAAGATATTAGCGTAGCCTCCCATGCACTTTCATGGATTATACAAGGTGATGATAGTCTTTACGAAGAGCTATCTCATGGAGGATTTGATGAAGTGATAGAAGCATTGGAAATAGGTTTTTCAACAATTTCTGCTGAAAATTTTTACAAGCTGTCAGTTTTAGCCAAGAACGTAGCAAATCTGACAGCAAAGCAGAAGCGATAGGAAACAATTGCTTGCTTGGACAGATCGCATCGTTCATGGAAAATCTGCATCTGTCTTATGATGAAGTCGTGTACAAGATACCATATCGGAACATGGTTATCATGCAGAAAGACAGGCTCCATACAGTCTACGGAGATGTTATGGAGGAAGTCTCAGAAGAAGAGTTTTTTAAAACAAAGGGTAGAAATCCATTAAAATAATAATATATGCCAAAGCTCGTATTCCGCGTGGCTTCCGATTGGGAGGAAGTCGTAAAATTAAGAAATGAGATAGCCAAGTTAAAGCAGGAATTGAAAGGTATGGATAGTACGCAATCACCTGCTGCTTTCAAAACACTCAATACTCACCTTGCCGCATCCACTCAACGAATGGATGAGTTAGTAGCCGGTGCCGCTAAAGCTGGTGCGGAGATGGAGAACGGATTCAAGAGGAAAATTTTTGATGCTTCACAGTCTGTAAATGGGTTTACAGAGAAGATTATCGCTCAAAAAAATGCTATCGGAACTCTGCAAACAACAATTCGTAAAAATAAGGAGTTGTATAAAACGATAGTGTCAAGAGGCGGTGAAGATAAAGAATTACTAAATCATATCAGAGAGCAGGAAAAAGCTCTTGGAAAAGAGCGGGATGCGCTTTTTAAACTTACCCAACAGCAAGCTGAAGCACGGCTTTCTGTTAAGAAACTCCGCGATGAGTATTCCCTCTATAAGAATGAAGGCAAACAGGTGGTTGAGACGAATAACGGCATTGCTATTTCGTGGAAAAAGGCATTGGCTGTCATTGGCGGGGTGAGTGTTTTGAAAGCATTAGGATCTGAACTTATTCGCGTGCGTGGTGAGTTTCAATCCATGCAGACCGCTATGGAAACGATGGTAGGCAAGGATATAGCTGGGCTGCTCATGGCGCAAGTTAAAGAACTGGCTAAAATATCTCCATTGACTATGACGGATATGGTTGGTGCCGAAAAGATGATGCTTGGATTCAACATACAGGCAGAGGACACTATAAAGTATCTGAAAGCTTTGTCTGATATTTCAATGGGAGAATCTGGAAAGTTCAATTCGCTCACTTTGGCTTTCAGTCAAATGTCGGCTGCTGGTAAACTTATGGGGCAAGATTTCAATCAAATGATTAATGCCGGATTTAATCCGTTGCAAACCATTTCTGAAAAGACAGGTAAATCCATTGCTACGCTGAAAGATGAGATGTCAAAAGGTGCGATCTCCGCAGAAATGGTACAACAGGCATTTCTTGATGCTACTGCTGCTGGTGGGAAGTTCTATAATATGTCCGAAAACGCGTCAAAGACTATCAACGGTCAGATTTCCATGATGCAAGATGCTTTGGATAATGTCTTTAATGAACTTGGGACGAAAGGAGAGGGTGCTATCATGTCTGGCATCCAGATGACTACCTCCCTAATTGAAAACTATGAAATAGTAGGCAAAGTATTGGCAGGATTGGTCATAACTTATGGTACGTATCGTACGGCCGTGATGCTTTCTACTATTGCGACGAACGAACATACATTGGCAGAGATTGCTTTAACGAATGTCCGTGTCTTGGCGAGGAAGGCGCAACTGGCATTGAATGCTTCCATGCTTACCAATCCTTATGTACTGTTGGCTACTGCTGTAGTTGGATTAGGTGCTGCAATGTGGGCAATGTCTGATAGTACAACTGCTGCCGCACGTGCCCAAAAAGAATACAATGACATTAAAGACGCTGCATCAAAAAAAGAGCAAGAGCATAAGCAGAAAATAGAGAAACTTCTTACGGCTGCACGAGATGAAAGTCTGGCTACTCTCACTCGACAAAAATCGTTAGAAGAACTTCGCAAAGAATATCCGAAAATTTTTGGACAATATGATATTGAGAAGTTAAAGTTGGAAGATATCCTAAAGTTGAAGCAGCAAATCAATGAAGAAGACTCAAAGCGTTCAGTGCAGGGGAGAAAGGATAGTTATGACACTTTGAAAGCAGAGATAGCGAAGCAACAAAGATATTTGAGCTTGATTAAAAATCCGACCTTGCAAAGAAATATGTCGGAGGAAGACAAAGAATTATTAAGAATCAATGGAGGGGACAAGTCGTATTATCGTATAAAAGAAGAACTTAAAAAAAACTCTGAGCTTTTAAAGAAGTATCAAAAAGATGTCCTCGATGATAACATTGCTGCATATAAGGCCAATCTTAAAAACTATTCTAAAGAAAAATTAGAGGCTGAATTAAAAATGGCCCAATCTTCTGCATCAAAGCGTAATGGTTTTAATGTTGGTGGAATGATGGTTAAAGGTGGAAATTTGGAAAGTCTTATTTCCTCAATAAATGGCGCATTGGCAGAAAAGAAATCCACCTATAAGCAAGACTATGATAAAGCAAAGAAAGATTGGGAAGATGCTAAGAAAGCCTTGTCAGAGATTGAAAAGGACAAAGATAAATTTACGTCTAAACAGTATGATGATGCAAAAAAACGTAAGGAAACGGCCGAAAAAGCCTACAAAGATTTAGGTGGCATTACTAATACTTCCAAGCAAGAGAAACAGGCAGCGCAGATTCGTACCCAAAATGAAAAGATTCTTCAGATGGAATCCAAACAGGCGCTTGATCGCCGCCGCCAGCAAGAAGATTTAGAGAATCAAGTTTCTCAGTCGAAGATTAATGCGATGTCTAATGGTTACGAAAAGGGAAAAGCACAACGGGAGCTTAACAACAAGAAGGAACTCCAAGCTTTGAAACGTCAGAAAGAAGACTATATCCGTGCTTATGTTCAAGCTCAGAAGGATCTTTTTAATGCTCAAGAGGAATTGAAGGCAAAGCAAAATAAAGGTTATGTGAAGAAAACTTTTGATGCCAGTTCTGTATCTGTCAATACGTCATCTTTTGATACAATTATAGGAAATACCCAAAATCGTCAACTTGATGATCAAATACGCGACCAAGAATCTGCTTGGAATGAGTATCTATCTAAATATGGTACATTCTTACAGAAACGCCAAGCTATAACTGAAGAGTATCAGATGAAGATAAATGAGGCCTCTACTGCTGGTGATGCTGCGATTTATCAAAAGCAAATGGAAGAAGCCTTATCTTCTCTTGATATGAATAAGTTGAAGCAGGAAATCAACTGGGAAATGGTATTCGGTGATTTGAGCAAAGCATCAAAGAAGAGCCTTGATAAAGTAAAAAAGCAACTCAAAGAGTTCAAGGACTCTGACGAATACCAATCAATGAGTCTTGAAGATAAGAAAATCATTGATGAATCATTAAACAATATACAAACTGCTATCATTGATAAAGGGGGATTGCTTGGTGATTTACCCAATCAATTACAGGAGCTTGCTGATGCTCAAAGGGAATTGAATAAAGCCCAAGAAGAGTATAATGAGGCTATGAAGAATGGTACAGACCAGCAGAAAGAGGCGGCTACGAAGAAGAAAAATGCTGCAGAAATCAAGCTTCAAAATGCACAAACCAATGTACAAACGTCAGCAGATAAAACCGTTAGTAACTTGAATTCTGTAGCTGGTGCCATGCAACAACTCAGCGGTACAGATGTAAGTTTGAGTAATATAGGTAATGCTGTGTCGAGTCTTGTAGATGTACTTGGGGAATCAAAAAGTAAAATTGGAGGTATTATCGCTGCTATTCTTTCAATACTTGACACGATAGGCGATAAAGGTATTACTGACTTCGTTACCGACCTTGTAAGTAATGTGCTTAGTAGTCTTCGGGATGCAGCAATAAAGGATATAGAAAAAACTTCATTCGGACTCCTGGATATGAGCTTTTTCAAAGGAGCGGACTATTCCGATTATGACGATATGGTCGAGGAGTATAACAATCTGAATGAGATATGGGATGAGTTAATTGACAAGAAGAAGGAGTATATTGAAATGTCCTATGGAGCAGAAGCTTATAAGGTAGGACAAGAGGCAGAGGAACTCGTACGTAAAAGTATTGAGTCATATCGTACTCTCGGATTGGAAAGATTGAACTCTGGCGCAAGTACTGGCTCTCACTCTATTGGTGTTCGTATTCGTAAAGGAATGTCATCGGAAGGATGGAATGAAGCAAAGGCTGCACTAGGCAATGCATTTGATGAAAATAAAATCGGAGATGGACGTATGACTGGCCTCTTCAATTTGTCGGTGGAGCAACTGGATAAACTAAAGTCTGAAGCACCAACATTTTGGGCGAAGCTGGATGATGATGTACAAGATTACTTGAACAAAATTATAGAAGGAGAAAAACGTGTTGAAGATATTCAGGAAGCCGTGAGAGAGCAGCTTACGGCAACTACATTTGACAATGTCTATAGCAGTTTTCTTGATACTCTGATGAATATGGATGCTTCGGCCAAAGATTTTTCAGATGATTTCCGGGAATATATGTTCAAAGCTGTTTTATCTAATACAATTGGTGATAAGTTCCAAGAACAGCTTAAAGGCTGGTATGAGCAGTTTGCAGATGCGAATAAGGATGGTGGAATTTCTGATAGTGAAATGGCAAATCTACAAGCCAAATATGAAGCAATAACTAATGCTGCTCTTGCTGAAAGAGACGCCATAGCTGCTGCCATTGGGTATAATACTTCTTCTTCTCAAGAATTTGAATCGTTCGTCAGTCAAATGCAAAGTTCTCTTCTTTCTTTGGATGCAACTGCTAAGGATGTCTCCGACAACATCTACGATTACTTCCGGCAAGCTATGATAAATGCTCTGTATGATAAGGAATACAAGAGCAAGATGGAAGAGTTGTATAAGAACTTTGAAACTCTTTCAGCAGACGGATTATCAGAGAATGATATGGCACAACTTGGATCCCAAGTAGACCAGTACATTGAGCAGATGATGAAGGGGGTTGAGAGCGTAAACAGCCTGTTTGCCGACAAATTAAAGGATGCTGAAGATATGCAATCATTCGTTGAGAGTGTCAAGTCTGCCATGTCCAGTATTGAGGCCACAGCTGAGGATGTGACAGACAATATCTTTGAGTACATCCGTCAGCAAATGGTTGAGAAGATGTTTGCTGATACTTTCCAGTCGCAGATCGAGGCATTCTATCAGAAAGTTCAAGCGGCCATGTCTGACGGTGATATAACCGATAGTGAACGGGATGCTCTGAGAAGCGAAGCGGAGAAACTTGCCAACGATATCGTAGCCGCTAAAGACATCTTATCTGATACGCTTGGTATTACTTCCAATAATCTAAGAAAAGAGCTTGAAGAGGAATTCAAGTCATTCTCAGATGGCATTTTGAATTCTCTGTATGATGCAGAAGTGACATCCGAAGCGGTCGCCAAGAATATCGCTGATTCCATGAGAAGGGAGCTTATTAAAGCTATGTACGTCGAGCAGTACGAGCCACGTATTAGAGCCATTTGGGATAAATGGAAGGAATACTCGTCTGACGGTCTTGTAACTGACGAAGAACGTGCCAATATCAAGAATGATATTGACGAAATCGGTAAAGAGGTAGCCGATGCTGCTAAAGAAATCAGTGATGCTTGGACGGATTCAGGTGAAGAGGTCAAGAAGGCGTTCGATTCGTTCTCTAATAGCATAAAGTCGGTTCTTTATGACGCGGAAGCCACAGCAGAAGATGTAGCCAATAACATCTATCAGTACATGAGAAACGCTCTCGTTGATTCCATGTTTGCAGCCCAACTTCAACCACAGATTCAAGCATGGTACGACAAGTACACTGAATTCATGAAAGATGGTGCCATCGACTCTGAGGAACGCAAGACTCTGGACGAAATGATAGCCGAGATTCAGAAGGCAGGTGTTGAGATTATCGATGCCGCCAACAGTCTATTCCCTTCGCTTGATACCGGTGCAATAAAGCGCGCAGAGGAAGCCGCTCAAGAAATGGAGAATGCAAGGAACGAAGCTGAGCAGGAATGGGAGTCCTTCTCTGATGACATGCTGAACTCATTGTATGATGTCGAAGCTAAGGCTGAGGATATTTCTGATAACATGGGAGAATACATGCGTAAGGCTCTCATTAAAGCTATGTATGTTGAGAACTTCAAACCTCAGATGAAGAAATGGTATGATGAGTGGCAACGTGCTATGGGCGACGGTGAACTTACCTCCGAAGAAAAACAACTCCTTGATTCCATGAAGCAGACGATGGTTGATGACATGAAGAAGGAGGTAGACGCCATTAACCAGATGTTCGATTCTATGTATTCTCAGCAAGCTTCTTCTAAAGGCTTTGAAGCTATGTCTCAAGATACTGGTGAGGAACTTAATGGACGATTTACTGCTTTACAAACAGCAGGGGAGGAGATTAAAAATCAAGCAGTTAAGCAGACCGTTTTGTTATCGTCAATAAACGACAAGATGTCATTGCTTGATCTTACAAGTCAAAACCTTCCCCTTTTGACGGCTACGGCCTCTCCGGGGATTGCAGAACGGACAAAGGAAGTTCTTGCGAGTAGCTATCAGCCGCAAATGACGGTTATATTTCCGGATGCCAAGATTGATGCTTTGACTACCGAAGTATCTAATCTGAGAGGAATTGTAGATGAAATGAGAACGTTTCAAGTAGAGGGAAATTTGGATCGTAAGGACATAGTGGAGAACTCTGCTATCCTTGCCAAGAATAGCCCAAAAGTGCTTGATAATACGAATGAGATTAAACGAGATATAAAAAATGCAATATAGTTATGGCAGAGCTAATAATTAATAACAAAGACGCCTTTAAAGAGTGGAGCGTTAGGATGGGAGACAATTTTCTTGATGTGTTGGGAGCACCTGTACCTATGAAGGAATTCATAGAGAATAAATCACGTTTAGAGCATGGTAAGCAAGTTATTACAGACAACCCAAAACTTGATGAACGGGAGTTTACTCTTGTGTTTACCATAGTAGGCAGTTCACAAGCTGATTTCCAAACGAAGAAAAAGGCTTTCTATGAGGAATTGTATAAGGGGGCAATTAACATCCAAGTCCCGGCAAACGGTAGTGATATTTACCATCTAATTTATCTTGGGAAAAGTATCTCTTTTGCGCAGAGTTTTGATCGTACATTTTGTAAAATTTCAGCAAAATTTTGCGAACCTAATCCAAGTCTAAGGACTTAATTCTTCACTATTATGTCATTGTGAAATATGGAAGCTCTAAATTTTAGGGCTTCTTTTTTTTATCTCCGACCTTTGAGGACGTTATGATAGATATCAAAGACATACAAGGCAATATCCGCTTCTCTATCGGCTTTAATCCCGGGGCGAAGGGGAAGTTCTCTATGAAGAAAGAGGACTATATTGTATTGCCTTTTAACTCCAACTCTCCGATTGACTTCCAGGTCGGTGATTACGTTGACCTGCGCGGTGTGCTCGATGCTTCTATGGGCGGAAAATTGGCTAAAATCTACGATATCGTAGACATGTCCTACCCGAAGTATAACACGTCTACTGCCGGGTATGAATACGAACTCCGTCTCGACGCTTACTATATCAAATGGAAAACAAAGATTTTCAAGTACACCCCGGAAGTCGGAGGCCAAGAAGCGTCTTGGAACCTCACCGCTTCGCTGGATGTCCAGATGGGTGTATTCCTTCGCAATCTTAAAGCTCTTGGTTATACTTACGAGGGAAAGGATTTCGAGTTTTCCATAGATAGTACTGTCGAGAACTCGGCTAAGTTGATGTCATACGACAATACCAATTTGTTGGATGCTGTGTTCAGCATGGCAGATAAATGGGGCTGTGACTGCTGGGTGACAGATCACGTAATTAATTTCGGACGCTGTGAGTTTTCGGACGCTGTGACGATCGAACTTGGCAAGGAGGCAAAGGACATGACGCGTAGTAACAGCAAGGGTACTTATGCTACTCGTATTTATCCTTTCGGCTCAACGCGGAATATCCCTACTAACTATCGCCTGGTAGACAGCAGTATGGTGGTTGGTGGCATCGTACAGAAGCGTTTGATGCTACCGGCCGGCACGCCCTACATAGATGCTTATGAGGGGATAACCGACTTGGAAGCTATCGAAGCGGTAGTAGTCTTTGATGATATCTATCCTCACCGAGTTGGAACCATTAGCGACGTCACTTCTTACGAAAGTGAGGTAGAGAATGAGGACGGCACGAAGACAAAAGCTACCTTCTATCGATTCAAGGATAGCGGTATTAACTTCTCCAAGGACTACATACTCGAGGGAAACGAACTCAAAATTAAGTTTGAGTCTGGTAAATTGAACGGCATGGAGTTCGGGGTTATGTTCAACCCGCTTGGACTGACCGAGAAGAACGATGATGGTAGTTGGAACCCAGACGCCCAGTTGTGGGAAATCGTATTGAATGAGGACTACGGCAGGCCATTGCCTGATGAGGTGCTTCTTCCCGAAAACGGGAATACCTATGTACTTAGTGGTTGGAATGCTGAGAAGATTGAAGAGTTGGGGCTAATCGCTTCCGCAGAGAAGGAATTGCTTGCCACCGCGAAGAAGTACCTCGCCAAACTCAGCATCGACGACGGCACCTATACAGCTACGCTCAACTCGATTTGGGTACATGAAGACCAAATCAACCATAGCTTCGATATCGGTCAGCGTATCAACCTGATTAATCCCGCCTATTTCAAGAATGGGCGTCAATCTCGCGTTATAGGTTTTGAAATCAAACTGGATATTCCTTATGACTCCCCGCAGTACACTATCGGCGAAAGCGCTGCCTATTCGCGCATATCTGATATTGAGGGCAAGGTTGAGGAATTGACATTCAAGGGACAAACCTTCACAAGTTCGGGAGGCAGTAACATCTATGTCATCAAGACCAACGATTCGACGGCTGCGAGCAATTTCAATGTGTTTTCTGCACTGCGCACCCTTCGGATGTTCCTCCGGAAGAATGCCCCGGATGAAGCGGAAGAGATTATCACGTTTCTCAAAGGCTTGCTGATTGGCAAGAACGGTAGCGGCATCACCTTGCGGGAAGATGGCACCAGCCAGGCCGTTGTTGACCGTCTGTACGTGAAGATCAAAGCCGTATTTGACGAGTTGCAGGTAAAGAAAGCCACCCACGTGGGCGGTGAGCAGATTATCACCCATGCCGGCATGAAGTGTGTCCGCGTGGAAGAACTCGCCAGTGTCTACAGGTGCTACTTCCTTGCCGAGCAAGATGGCGAAGCGATAGCAAACGAGTTTTCTGTCGGCTCGCTGGCACAAGCCAAGGAGTGCAACATTGTCGAAGGTACAACCCTTAACGCTTCCAACCGCTACTACTGGCGTGAGGTCATGGCTGTAGGGCGTGACTATATCGACGTATCTAAGAGCATCTGTGACGAAGGAAGCGACGTGCCGGCCGCTGGTGACGATATTATCGGTTTAGGACACCGTACAGACGTAGACCTTCAGAGTGCAATAGTGCTTTCGTCAACCAATGAGACATCCCCGTCCATCACGTTATACACCGGCATCAACGACTTCAACTTGACGAAAAAGGACATTATTTCCTTCGGCGTTAATAAGTCAACCAGTAGCGCCTACATGCGTGTATATGGTGACGCGTATATTGGTGCTCGTGACGAAAGCTCTTACTTAAAGTATACCAAAGATGGATTGGTAATCAAAGCTAAGAGCATCCTCACTGCCAGCGGAAAGGATGTAGAAACAGAACTGGGGAATTTTGATACAGAGCTCGGCAATATTAACACTGGCCTTGGCGATGTTAACGCTGGTTTAGGAAATCTCAGTACAGATTTGGGTAATCTTAACACAGGTCTGAGCAATCTCAATAAGGAAGTAGGTAATCTTGGCGCTGACATCGATGATTTGCGCAACGTGTCGGATAAACTCATGGTCATTTGGGAGGGAGACTATCTGCCTACCTTGACCAATGCCCCGGCAAGCGACTGGAAAGACGAAGAATCCAAATCCTTGCATGAGGGTGACCTTTTCTACAATACAAGCAAGAACCCGGCTGTCGGTGGCGGTCGCTGTTATCGCTGGGAGGTACTCAGTACCGGTGTGTATGCTTGGAACGAAATCACCGACAAAGACACCATTGCCGCACTGGAAGCTGCTGCGTCCAAGAAGCGTGTATTCCTAACTCAACCTACTACTGCATCCGACTATGATATTGGAGACATGTGGGTCAACGCTACATATTCTACTTTGTACGATAATGATTCGCTTGTGTGTATCAAGGCAAAGAAAGCCGGAGAAGCATTCAGCATCGCTCACTGGCGTGCATCTACCAAGGTGACCTCCTCCTACATCAAACAGATGGAGGATAAGATAGAAGCAGCTGTGCAGGTGACCGGTGTTGATAAGGATGGTAACATCATTTCGATTAACAAGAACGGTTTGGTGCTCACGAAGGACTTCTCGGCCCTCATGTCCTCCTATGCTGATGATGCCGGTGTTGTCAGCAAAGCTGAGATTGCAACCTTTATTTCCGATGCAAACGGGAAGTTCACTTCAAACGCCGTAATCCGCGCCGATAAGATTGACTTCATCGGCAAGACCATGATTAACGGAAAGTTCGTCGTTGACACCAACGGGCATGTGACGATGACCGACTTTACGGCTAACAACGGTGTATTTAATGGTACAGTGAATGCTACTGACGGAGAGTTCAACGGTACAGTCTACGCCACTGCCGGATCATTCCAAAATGTGACTGTAAGCAATATCAATAGTCCGGGTGATCCGTTCCATATTGACCAATGGGGCTATCTAAATGCCCGCAGCATGGGAGTAGATAATGCAACCATATCCGGCGAAATCACCGCGACAAATGCGACCTTCAAGTACGGTTCATTCCAGCAAGGAGTATTTGAGAACATAACTCTGAAAAAGAGCATTAACACCCCGTCTGACAACCTCTATATTGATGCTGTTGGCGCTGTTACTGTAAAGGGTACAATTACCGCTACAGACGGAACATTTAACGGCAAAGTAAACGCTACTTCCGGGTCGTTTCAGAATGTCTCAGTAAAGAACATCAATACGGCAGCAGACCCCTTCTATATTGATTCTGTAGGCATTTTCCACGGGAAGAATGTAGTCGTAGAAAGTGGTACGTTTAATGGCATAATTACATCAATATCAGGTAATATGGGCGGCTGGATAATTGATGCTGATAGCATTCACAAAAATAATATAGTACTTGGAGCTGACGGATCAATATACAATAGTAACGGTGCTTGGTACTTAGGGAATGATAATACCGGCTATCTGGTAAATAGAAATATTTCTTGGAATGCATCCGGCGATATCACCATGAACAATGTCACAGCTAATAATTTCATTGTCAATAGCGGAGAATTTAAAGGAAGGGTTTCTATCGCTAATAAAATACTATTGGAAAACGATGGTAGCGGCAGTTTGGCGAGTGGTAATATAACTTGGGATGATAAAGGTTTGGCTGAATTTGTAGGAACCATAAAATCATCATCTTCTTCTGGAGGTAACTATGTTGTTGTAGGGGTTGATAAGCTATCTAGTACTCCTGGAGCAGAAGATAATGGGTTGAAAATATATGATGGTCAAGGTAATCAAGTTGGAGCATTTGGATATATCACAGGGCTTGATATTGGTGGAAAAATGGGGATGGTACTTCGAGATGATAATGAGCAAATTATTATTAGATCCGACTCTCTATACTTACAACATACTTCTGGTGGTAATATATACTCTGTAGAAATATCGCCGCTTATTGGTATTAAATTCTATGAGAATTTCAATCTTACCAAAACTTATAGCAGGAAATAAACTAAATATATGAATTATGAAAATCAATTTTAAGAAATTGGAGGCGGAAACCTCCTTCAACGGTGATAAAAAGTCTTTCGACGTAACTGAAGATGTTGGTAATTTAATGAAGTACAACGGTACCATCTTATTGGATATCGGCTTTGAAAAGTTGGCAGAGGAAATTTTCTTTTCCAAAGGTGAAGTGGAAATTCCCGAACGTTATCGCAAGGCTCTTGAAGCCGTAATACGTAATTCAGGCCTGCTTGCATGTATCAAGCGGGAACTCGTTAACCAATTAAACCCAAAGGAGGCATAATATGGAATTTACAGGTGATGTAATCAAGACCGGTCAGTCTGCAATTGGTGATTTCAGACTGAACTACTCAATCTCATACAATGGAGAAAATCAAGTGACTAACCTTGAAGCACAAATCAAGAAGGAGTCTAAAGAAATGACCCGAAACATAGGTAGTATCTCTTATGTAGCATCTACAAAGCGATATGCCTTTTCCTTGTTTGATGCGACTACCTCGGAAGAGCGCACAGCAATGTTTGATGACTTTGAGAAAACTTTGGCAGAGGTGTCATGCTCAAATACATAAAGTTCCGCATCCACGGAGGGCAGAAAGACGAGGACGGGGTAACCCGTCGCGCTGATATCCGGATGATTGAGAGTACCATGACACCATTGGAGTGTAATGAACTGCCGATCATCCTGAATGCTCTTGCCGGAACGAAAGATTTAGTTGAGGAACGTCAGAACGGATTCCCGTATACGTTCCCGATGACTTTTTAACTGATATAATTAGGGATATGGAAGATATATCTGGACTTGGTAATAAGGTAGAGAACGGCGGGATTAACCGGAACGGGAAGCTGACAGCAGATGAATTCAATAAACTTATTCGTGCTGTCACGGAGTTGCAGGAAGGCGGCAGCGGGCTTGTGATTGGCACAACTCCTGGCACGGCCTACGATGGCGGTTCCGGTGCAGCACTTGAACAACTTGTCCGGGAACTGAGTGGTGGTGCCGGGACGATGTATAGCGTGTACGTGCGAAACAATATGGAATCATTGGGATTCGCCAGCCAATACGGCGAAGAGTGCGTGCTTGACTTTACGTTTGTGTCGCAATATCGGGATGACATCAGTGAGCCGTATAAAGCCACGGGTGAACTCGGTTTGTGTACTATCATGGTCAAGAATGCCAAATATGCGGATTTCACCGTAGTCAAGCAAATGGAGGTTTCTTCCGGCGTGTCTATCAAGCAGGATGTTTCGGAATGGCTATCATCCGGTAGCAACAACATTAAGATCACCATCAAAGGCGAAAACACTGATAAAACTACTGCACCGGTAACGTACATCGTACAGTTGACATCACTCGGCATTAGCGCACCGAACTTTGCATGGTGGACGGCCTTCGCCGGTAGTATCTCCATCCCGATGATCATCAACGGCAACATCAACAAGACGCTGCACGTGACGGTCACCGGTACCGGATATAATAAGAGCTACGATAAGGTGATAGGTACTGCCGTATACCTTGATACTCCGTACATTTATACGTTGGAGCATCCGGGAGCCACGGGAGTATACAATGTGAGTTTCTATCTTTCCAATTCGGACAATACTATCCAGACGAAAGCCGTATCAGTCAATATTATGTGTATCAAGACGGCTGGCGAATCCGTGAAGTTGATGTGTGTAAACAATGTGGCAGAGCTGCTTACCAACTGGCAGGATAACACTCTATTCAACTATGCCATCTACGACGGGTTATCGGCATTGACAGATGCACGGTTTTCGGTTACCAAAGATGATCAGGAAGTCTTTTATTCGGAGAACAACGCCATTGTCACGAATGCCAAGAATACGTTAGTTTATCCGATGGAGGTCGAGACCGACGATGACAGGAACTTCGAGGTTATCGTGAAAGCAACGAGCGGGAACACGGCTTTGATATCTCCCATCACAATAGCCGTCAACAACTCACTTGGCTACTCCGCGACAGCAGGTGCAGTACTATACATCAATCCAAAGACTCGCAGCAATTCTCAGACCAACTATAAAAGCGTCGTCAACGAGGTGGATAAGTCCACCATCCCTGTTACTTGGCAAAACCTTAACTGGGGAAACGACGGCTGGGGAACGGACGAAGACGGAGTGAAGATTCTGAAAATATTCGCCCGAAGCAAAGCAATCATTGACTACCAGCCCTTCGCCACGGAAGCCGCGCGTCGCGGTAAGACTATCGAGATCGATTATAAGGTGAAAAACGCCGCAGATGCCAGCAAGGACATTATCACCATTGCGGAAAACAATGTAGGTTTGCGGGTATCAGGCGAAAATATCTCCATGTTTTCCCAGTCGAGACATGACAGCACTACGCAGGATGTGCCTATCGACAACGATGTACGCCAACGTTTGACGGTAACTGTGATGCCTGATGCTTACGGTAACGCAGGCTTTAACCTCGTATGTATCTACATCGACGGGAGGAAGAACAGACAGTACGCATATCTGAGCAATGATTACTTCCGCAACAACGGTAAGATAACGCTTGGAAATGATTACGCGAACCTTTACCTGTACGGCTTACGCGTCTATGACGCTGCACTGACAGAAGAAGCGGTGCATAAGAATTTCATCAATCAGCTTACAACTACGGATGAGAAGTTGATTGAGAAAGAAGCCAATGATGTGAAGGATGCGGAAGGCGTTAATGTTGATTTTGAAGCAACAAAAAAAAGGAAAAATGTTTTTGTTATCGACCAGCCATTCCCAAATCTGAATAACCCTGCCGGTGTTTATGGAAACCTTGAAGTCTTCTTCAAAGAAAAGCCGATGTATAATTTTCATTGGTTGAATTTACTGATTGAAGGTCAAGGAACATCATCAAAGAAATATTATGAGTGGAACGTTCGTCTCAAGGCGAATGCGATGAAAGATGCATTGGGGAATAAAATAAAATCCCTTGTGACCTACGCTGACGGTACAACTGAACTTGGTAAGGTACGCATGTTTGAGGGTGTGCCGAAGGCCAGTAAACTGACTGCGAAGAAGAACTGGGCAAGCTCCATGCAAGACCATAAGGCCGGCAGCGTGGCCGCCTACACCGATTTATTCAAAGCGCTTGGTCTGAAAAATGAGGCAATGGAAGAGGATAATGATGTACGTGTCTCTGTATATCAAGAGCCGTTTATTGGTTTTTCAAAGTCTGTTAATGAAGAGGGTCAGGATGTATATACGTGTATGGGAGAATTTACCTTCGGCCCGGATAAGGGGGATGCCGCTTGCTTTGGTTATGACACCGATAAATTCCCGAACCTGATATCTGTGGAAGGTTCGGATAATGCTCCGCTCGGGGCTTTGTTCCGCGTGCCTTGGAATCGCAGTAAATCATATTGGGCATACAACGCTGATGAAGAGGCATTCCAGTACAACAATACCAATTGTTGGGACTTCGATGCGGGCGAATTGAATGCAGACGAGACAGAACCTATATCTACGCAAAAATGGGTTGACGCCTACAATGCGGTCTATCAGTGTAATAACCGAATCCAGCCGTTTAACGGCACGTTGGATGAACTGAATGCTCAGGTCACCGCCTATCGTAGTACGGGTTATGAGTACTGGATTGCGAAGGCAGGAGATGCAAACCTGTATAACCTGTACTATTATGAGGCCGCAGAGGGAAAGTTTATTTCATCTGATGTGGGCGATGGTGCTATCAATTTGCGCACACAGCTTGCGGCTTATCTTCCTTCTGATTTATCCGGTTACAGTTCGTATGAGATAAACGGATTCTTCAGCGTTGCACGTGTGCAGTTGTTCCGTGCTACTGTCCCGGAGTACTTCGACATCCCGGATGCAGTATTTCACCACAACTTTACAGAGTTTATTGCCGGTACCGACAACCGGGCAAAGAATACCTACCCCTATTGCTTCGGGAACGACGGGAGCAAGTGGAAGTGGCGTCAGGATGACCTCGATACAATTATGCCTATTGATAATCAAGGTCAGGACAGAAAACCATACTATTGCGAAATGCACGACTTTTACGATAACGGCCAGCCCGTTTGGAACGGTGAGACATCCGTGTTCTGGAATATGCTCGAACTGGCTTATTCCGCGGAAATCGCTGCCGGTATGAAGAAGATGTTGTCTGCAATGGAGAGTCTTAGCGGGCAGTCATCCGGAACACCTTATGACAAGGTGTACGGCTTTTACAGGAAGTATTATCTCGGAATAAAAGACTACTTCCCCGCCACTCTTGTAAACGCCGACGCGAAACGGTACGAGATAGCCAAGATAGCCTATGACAAGGGACAGTATACGAATGATACCGACCCAATCACGCAGAGCCACGGTGATTTCCGCTCCGCTGAAACCGCGTGGATGAAGAAGCGTATCATGTACATCATGTCGAAGTACAACTACGGGCTATTTAGCGCTGACGGCACCGACACTATCATCGTTCGTGCAGCCGGTGATCTGATCGATTACGAGATAACTCCCGCTTTTGACATGTACCCTGCCATCGCTAACGGTACATCTATCGTACAAGGAGCGCGAACCAAAGCCGGTGAAGCCTGCAAGATAACTATCGACCTCGGAGGAAGTGCCGACCAGCAGAATGCCATCCAGGGAGCGAGTTGGTTGCAAAGCATCGGTGATTGGCACAAGAAGAATGTTTCAGGCACCATGATCGTGCGTGGCAAGCGCCTTACCGATCTTATCCTTGGAAGCAAGACCGAAAGCATTGTTATCTCCATTACTGGGCTCACGTTATCAGACTGTGGCAGCATGCAGAAGGTAGTTGTATCTAACATCAAGACCTTGCAAGGTGCGCTTGACCTCAGTGCCTGCCAAAATATCCGCGAGATATATGCTGACGGCACGAACCTCAGCCAAATCAAAGTGCCGGAAGGCGGTAGCTTGGAAGTGATCGAATACCCGGCCAACAACAAGTATATCAATTTCAAGAACTTCCCTCTGCTTACCACTGACGGCCTGCGTATCGGCCAGTGCGCGCCCAATGTCACAGACTTTTGGGTTGAAAACTGCCCGTTGCTGGCTCCCATGAAGCTGCTCTCCGACATCATAGAGGCGCAACAATCTCAGAGTGTCAGTCACGCCCTGAAGCACATCCGCGCCGTCGGTTTTACTGAAGAGTATTACACCGCCGATGCACTCGACATGCTGGCGTTGCTTTCAGATGGAAGCTATTCTGGTTTGTCCGCCGAAGGACTTGCTGGCGAAGACCCTATACCCGTGCTGGAAGGTACTATCACGGTACATTCTAAGTACTATCAGGACTCGGTGGATGCACTACGGAGCGTCTTCACAAGGCTGAATTTGGTGTTAGACGGTGAGCCGTTCATCCGTTTCAAGGATA